CGGTGGAAGATCCGACGCCGGGGTGGGCTATAAAATTATACAAGAAGATTATGATCTGGGTCTTGCGACAGGAGCTTTTGAATTTAACACCAACCGCATGAGGGCCTTCCAGGAAGGGCATTTGGAGTTAAGGCCGGAGCAGATCCAGGATATGTCCAAAGCTTTTGATGCCGTTTTAACAAAGATGGAGGAAGGATCCCAGGCGGCTATAGCGGATGCCGAGAGACGGGTTGCGGCTATCCGCGATGGTATGCCGGAGAACATAAGTGCCAAGGACCGCCAGTTATTTAATATGTGGATTCGCCGCGAAATTGAAACGGCCTACCAGGAAGTGGACGCCATGGAAGACCTCCTGTGGCACAACATAAGTGGCCTCAATAGACCAAAGACGGAGTCTTATTTCACTCCTGACGGTGATGATCTGGGTCCGCAGATACTTATAGATGGCGTTCCCATAGGCGAACACTTTGCAGCTAAAGCAGCGGCCCTCAAGGGAGGCGAGCCCGAAAACCAGAGCAAGTGGCTCTGGAAGCTGTCCGGGCGTGATGCACTGATTGACCAAGCCGCCAAGGGTGGTGGACCCAATGCAGAAAAAATTGCGAGACAAAATGTAGTAATCAAGAACAACGAAAGAATCGTCGCTCAGAGACAACAGGAACTTGACGCTGCTTCCGCAAAGTTTAAAGCAGCGGGGGATATCCCTTACGAAAGTACCGCTTACAGAAATGCTATGGCCCGAGTGAGGCAACTTGAGGCCGAATTAGAAGCTGTTCCCGCTCACCAAACCCCCCGCATAAATAGCACCAGAATAAAACTGGAAGGGGCCCGTGCAAAAGTTGTAGAGTTACTTAGGGCCGAAGCCGTGGACCCGAACCTGACCAGAGCGGAAACTGCTTTTAATACAGCCCAGACACGACTAAACGACGCACAGATAAAACTTGATACAGCGCGGGACAATATTGAAATATCTTTGAGTAAAGGCGTTGACCATGAAGGCAACCCGGTAAATCTCGACAACGAAATCGTAAACAGGAGTGTGCTGGACGTCCAAAAGGTAGGCGGCGTTCTCGTTGGACGAGAAGCTCAGGAACTTCAAAACATAATCTCCCACCTCAAAGCTGAACTGAGTTTTGAGGACGGAAGACCCAACCGGAAACCCGCCAAGATAACGGCCATAGGCGATTTAATTGATGATCTGGAGAGAGCCATAGCGGACCCGGAGAACTTCTCCGTGGACACGATTGCACTGGATGCTGCCCGCCGCATGACGGATCTCAAGCACGGCCTATTCACGAAGGGTGCTGTTGGGGAGTTGAGAGCGCGTACCACGAGAGGCGAAGCAAAAGTCCCCCCGGAAAAAACTATTGAAAAAATAGCCCCAACTACGGGTCAAGAAACTAACCTGCGTCAGTTGGAAACCGCTCTTGCCGGGCGGCATAGGTTAATGACCGGACAAGGAACACCTTTCCGGATGACCACGGGGAAAGATGGAAAGGTGGTCCCCGAGCTAGATCGAGATTTTAATCTTCAAAAATACTCAGAAGCACCTCCCGCACCGTTCGAGGCGATCCGAGTTGACGGGGGGCGATCCTTGGGTTTTCGGCTTGCCGAAGGCACCCAACCCACCCCCGTCAACATAGAAATGGTCCAAAGAACTTTGTGGGACAGGTTTAAAGGATTCGGCACCGGAGACAAGTTCAGTTCAACAGCAGCGGCCCGGTGGATCGAAAATAACGATGCTGCAATTAGATGGCTTAGAGAGGCAACCGGAAAAGACACGGGCTTCGAGGACTTAGCAAATGCGAAACGCATTGTTGAAGCTATACGGCATGCGGACATCAGTAAGTTGGACGATACCGTAAGAACCCTGAGAAAAAACGGCGCATTTAACGAAGATTTCACGGAGGAAGGCTATCGGTTATTGGTTAGAGAAGCAGCGCAAAGAGAGTCCAATCTCCAGTCCGCCGCTATATTCCTAGATAATCCGGAACCCTTAACCATTGGTACTAAATTCCTAGCTAAATTTAGAACGAACCCCGAAGTTCTACGGAATACGCTTAAAGTCCTCGAAAGCGGCGTACTTCCAGATGGCAGCAATCCCGCTCTTGAAGGTTTTAGACAGGCGGTGGCGGAAGGTCTGATCCGCGAGGCTTTGACCAAGCCGGGATCCAGCACTAATGCTGGAAAGGTAGCAGAGCAGCTTTCAGCACATCTTGGAACAACCGTGACACTCTGGGACCCCCAAGCCCTTCTCAAGCTGGCGAAAGATCCAATAATTAGAAGGCTCCTTGGGGAAATGTACGGAGAGGCTGCGCCAAAAGTTTTTGGCGAGATTGCCGAAGCAGCGCGGCTACAGTCACCTATTGGTCCTGCCGCCACACCCGGAGTTAAAGTAAGAACTGGGGTTTCCGACACTTGGGCTGGTTTTATTGGCCGGTGGATAGGTGGAGTGGCCTCCGACATCATCCCCCTGGGCTCTCCAAGCAAGCTGTGGGCTCCGGCCACTGGGCGCCAACTCGGTATGGAGGCCCTGGCCGACGTGCGCGGAAGCAGCATAGACAGGTTACTCGTTGACCTCCTGATGGAGCCGGAACTTGCTGTCGTCGCCATGGAAAAATTTCCCGTATCAAATCCCCAGGCCAATGCGCTATGGCAAACAAGACTGCGGCTCTATGCTCACCAAAAGTTTATCGGGGACAACGCAAGGCGTATTCAACAGCTTAGAAACGTGCCTGGAGTTCTGTATGAGGTAGGGGAACCCACAAAATATCAAGAATTCGGCGACGACGAAGAAATCCGCTTTCGGAGGGGACCCCGGACATCTCTTCGGGAACCCACGGGAACAAGACCGCGTCGGGTGGCATCTAATGTGCCACCTAATGTGCCATCGCCGAGGGCTCCCGTTCAGGGGTCGGTGCTTAGTCGGGTCAGTCCCGTGGGACAACAGCCCATGCCAGTGGGACCACGGCCCACGGGTCCAGTCTCGCAGGAAACACTTGCTGGCCTAAGCCAAGTGGGGCTTCCACTTTTTGCAAATTATGGTGGTCATATAACCGCAGGAGCGGGTAGCGGAGTAGGCCGCAACGAAGAATCCGGCATCATGTCTGTCCGATGCAAGCCCCGCCAGATAGTTGGATGAAGCTGTCCCAGCACTTTTCTCTAAACGAGCTTACAAAATCCGGAACGGCAATACGCAAGGGCATCGACAACACGCCAAGCGAGACAGAGGTCGAAAACCTTGTCCTGCTTTGCAGCATGGTGTTGGAGCCCGTCCGGGAACATTACGGGATTCCTTTTGCGCCGAGCAGCGGGTTTCGTTGCCTTGAGTTAAATCGTGCCATTGGCTCCGCCGACACATCCCAGCACGTACTGGGAAAAGCCGTAGATTTTGAAATACCCGGAATTGACAACAAACGGGTTGCTCTGTGGATAAAAGAAAACTGCATCTTTGACCAGTTGATTCTGGAATTCTACAGGGAAGAAGAGCCTACCGGCGGATGGATCCACGGTAGCTATGATATAGACAGAGACCCACAGAGAATGTCGGCACGTATCTTCAACGGTAGAAACTGGACCTCCCTGTAAAAACTAAAAACAGTTCCATTCTTTAAGAATTTTCTCCAGATGCTCTATCCGCTTCTCCAGATTTAACATTTCATGCTTTTGCCACAAGCCGGTTGCGCCGCCTAGAACAGCAGATTCTATCGGTGAGCATCCCAGAACTGGAAGAATTAAGGCAAAGACAACTGCTTTTGGTATCATTTCAGCCAGTTTTTGGATTATCCAACTACAACGTGTTTGTGTGAATAAAGTTTGCCTAACCTTTCCCAGTAGTCCTCACGGGATTCTGGGTTATCATTATACATATAAAAACTTTCACCCAACCACACCCCCGTGAAATTAGCTGGGTTTCGTCTGAAACGAATCCTCGCTCTGGGTATTTCCTCGTAATCACGATTAAAAGCAGTTAACAGTAATTTATCATCCTTATCTGATGTAAAACAGTATGGAACCAGCAAACGATATGCCTGCAATACAGATTCGTGTTTAATGAAGAAAGTGTTGACATTTATTTCAGAATTTATTTCAGCCATTCCCGCGCATCCTCTCCTAAAATGGTGTCAGCAATCTTAATTTTGCTGCGAAGGGCCTCCACGATCTTCTGGTCTATGGTCCCCGGAGATATCAGGTCAATGTATGTGACCTTGTTTTCCTGCCCAATACGGTGGGCCCGGTCCTCCGACTGTATCCTAAGCTCCAGATCGTAAGAGTTGCTGTAGTAGATGACGGTGTTGGCGGCGGTGAGGGTAAGCCCGAAGCCGCCCGTTTTAGGGTGCCCCACGAGGAAACGCAATCCTGATTGCCGATCTTGGAAAGATTCCACGATCTGTTGGCGATCAGAATCCGGCGTCTCCCCGTGGAGCGTTGCAACCGCCTGTACGTCATGGCGGTTACGCAGGGCCTCGGCAATCGAGCGAATGTCCATGGTCCATGTCGCCCAGATGATTGCCTTACCCTGAAGCTCGCCGCAGATATCGAGAAGCTCGTTAAGCCTGTTTGATTTAATTGGGTGTACCTCACCAGCGTCATCCGTCAGATGCCCCAGGCAGATCTGTTGCAGGCGCATGATCTGGGTCAGAACATTCTGAGTGGTTGCCAATTCCCCGCTTGCGAGGCGAGCCAGCGCCAGATGCCTCATCTGCGTGTAGGCGTCGGACTGCTCCTGAGTCAACTCAACCTCACGCTTCATGTAGACCTTGTCTGGAAGATCGAGGCAGTCTTCTTTCCTCACGCGGTAAGAGTGGGCTTCCAGGACGTCTGTAAGCTCGTCCAGACGCCGAAAGCCCACGACGTGGTTAAAGCTGTGGGCTCCCATCGTGCGGCGCTGTACCACGGCATAGCGGCTCTGGAAGGTGTAATAGCTCTTGAAGCCCAGTATTTTAGGACTGAGGAAGTACATCTGGCTGAACAAATCCATCGGAGACTTGGTGACAGGAGAACCCGTCAAAATACGACGCATTGCCGCACCACGGCCCACGGAGCAGATTGCCTTGGTCCTCTTTGCCTGACGATTTTTGATGGTGGTGGATTCGTCCACACCCATGAAAACCTTGAATTTCCCTACAAAGAACTCAGCGACATCCACGCCCTTCTTGGTGCTGAACGCCTCGACGTTCATTAAAAGAAATTTAAGCTTCCCGTTCTTTTGGTATAGGTCCTTTAGTTCCTGCCGCTTGGTTTTCGTGAGGTTCGGCTTCCACAGAACGATCTCCCGCTCTATGCGATCCGGCAGATGCGTTTCTATCTCTCTCACCCAGTTAGCGATGACGCCTTTCGGCGCTACGATAATTGCTAGGTTGATCCGCTCTTGCTCGAAGTTGTAGCCGATTGTATCCAGGCAAACCTTGGTCTTGCCGGTGCCCATGTCCATGAGAAGCGCATATGTTCCGGAATCTACGCTGGCCTCGAATGCCTCGCGCTGATGCCGATAGGGCTTGGTTTTAAAAAGAAATTTTCTCATAAAGATTTCTCTTGCCGCCCCCCATAAATACCCATATAAGGGACGTTGACGGTTAAGTCAACCGCCGATGGATGAAGCAGGAGAAACGAATGAAGGATTTATTACAGGAGATGGCTTCCGACGCCGGAAGCACCGCTGACAAGATAGACAGACTCGAAGACGACCAACTCGACTCAATTGCGAAACTGGCAAATAATGCCGCGAACCTTGAGCAAATAATAGTCACGACGGAGGAACTGCTCAAGGAGCAAAAGCGGGCTCTTTATAAAATTACGGACGAGCAACTCCCGGAAGCTCTCGAAACGATGGGCCTCCAGAAGTTTACGCTTATGGACGGAGCGGAAATTTCCGTCAAACCTGTCTATGGCGCGTCCATACCGAAGAATCGAAAAGAAGAAGCTTTCAAATGGCTCCGCGACAATGATTTCGGAGACCTCGTGAAGAACAATGTCACGGTAACTTTTGGGCGCGGGGAAGATGGGGATGCAAAGACCTTTATAAACCTCTGCGGAATGAGAGGATATACCCCGAGCCAGCTTGAGAAAGTCGAGCCGATGACGTTGAAGGCATGGCTACGGGAAAGAGTCGAAGCGGGGGACGCCGTCCCGCTAGATTTATTCGGCGCATACATATCGCAACGTGCAACGATCAAGAGGAGCAAATAGACATGGCCCGAACGGCAGTATCGAAGAAAAACGGCAAAAACGGCAAAAACGGCAAAAACGGCAAAAGCAAACAAGCGGTTGCTGTAATGAGCGCCACGATGTTTGCGAAAGATGCAGGCAGAGGCGTAAATGATCTGAATTCAGAGGATCTTGCAATTCCTTTCCTAAAGGTTCTGCAAAAAATGTCCGATGAATTGGACGATCTGGACAATGCCAAGGCTGGAGACATTTACAACACCGTCACAAAAGAAGTGGTCAAAGGTGGGACTGGCGTCCGCGTGATAAACTGTGCGTATAACTTACAGCACATCGAATGGGAGCCGCGTGGAACGGGCTCGAAGGCACCTCTTAATATTTATGGTGCAGGCGACGACATCCCAAAAACCGAGCGCGGCGACGACAATAAGGATTACATCGTCGATGGAGATGGTCGTTACCTCGAAAAGACGGCACAGCACTACGTGCTCATAATTGATGAGGATGGCGTGACGCAGCAAGCTCTCCTGCCCATGAAATCGACACAGCTAAAGAAGTCGAAGCAATGGAACTCCGCCATGCGGTCTCTCAAGATGAAAGACGCCAGCGGCAATATATTTACCCCGCCACGTTTCGGCCACATTTGGCGTCTCGAAACCGTGGCCGAGGAGAACAAGAACGGCTCCTGGCATGGCTGGCAAATCTCAAAGGATTCACAAATCGAAGATCCCGGCCTCTATGCCGAGGCAAAGTTCTTTGCAGACTCAATTCAAGCAGGAAAGGTGAACGTGCAACATCAGCGAGAGGATTCATCCGCCTCTTCTGACGAAAACACACCCTTCTGAGTTGGGGGGAGAGGGGGGGAGGTCTTGACTCCGCCTCCCCCTTTTTCTTTGGGATGAAAAAAGAAATCGAAAGATTCGCACGACTTTTCCGTGGCTTGAACCGGGCCTACGGTGCCGTAGACCTGACCGGAAAAGACGCGAGCGGCAAGTGGAAGGGCAAATACAAATTTGTCCACGAACCACGGACCAGTGCTACTTATGCCGCACATCTAAGCGGTAAAACAAGCATTGGTGTTGTCCCGATAAACGAGAACAACGTATGTGTCTGGGGCGCAATCGACATCGACCAGTATCCGTTGGATCATTCCGCGATACTAAAGAAACTCCAGGAACTTGACCTTCCCCTCGTTGTCTGCCGCAGCAAGAGCGGCGGAGCGCACGTCTATTTGTTTTTAAAAGAATTTGTAGAAGCCGGGAAACTCCAGTTGAAGCTGAAAGAAGTTGCAGCAGAGATTGGTTTCGGTGGGTGCGAGGTTTTCCCAAAACAAATTCAATTGGTCTTAGACCGAGGCGACAACGGCAACTTCCTGAACTTGCCTTATTTTGACCATGAAAACGGGCTCCGGTACGCGGTAAAGGATGATGGCAGCAGGGCCAGTCTGGAAGAGTTCCTCACCTACGCAGAAGCCGCCTCGATAACCGGGGAACAACTCGACAATCTCCTTGCAAAAGAGTCACCGGAAGTGGACCAAAAGCTGAAGGATGGTCCGCCATGTTTGCAGGCACTTTTGCGACAGGGCTTTCCTCAAGGCACTAGAAACAATGGCCTATTTAATCTGGGAGTCTATCTCAGAAAAGCCTATCCAGATGCCTGGGATAAAAAGATCCTCGAATACAATCAACAAATCATGGACCCACCTCTTGCGTTGAACGAAGTCAACATCGTTGCAGATCAGGTCAAGAAGAAGGACTACCAATACAAATGTGCCGACCAGCCCATATGTAATTTCTGCAACAAGGATCTTTGCCGCTCGCGTAAGCACGGGGTTGGCGGGGGATCAAACACTCCTTCTGTAGCTAACCTGCGGAAATACGACAGCGAGCCGCCGCTTTGGTTTCTCGACGTGAATGGGAGTCCCGTCGAACTGGACACCGAGGGCCTACAGAAGCAGATCCGGTTCCAGATGCTGTGCATGGACCAGATCAACTTCATGCCGAGAACGATGTCCAAGCAGGCGTGGGAGACACTAATCAACATGCTCTTGGGCACGATGCTCGACACAGAAGGGGCGGTCATCACGACCTCCGACGATACAAGTTTGCGCGGACAATTTTATGATTTGCTTGAAGAATTTTCGACGCACATGCAGTCCGCGATGGACAGGGAAGAGATCCTTCTCCGCCGCCCATGGACTGATGAAGAAGAAGGACGAACCTACTTCCGGCTAAAGGATTTCGAGGCTTTCCTAAAGCGCAGCAAATTTTTTGACTATCGGTCGAACAAAATTGCCCAAAGGCTCAGAGAGATCGACGGGAGGGCAGAACAGTTCAGGATCAAAGGAAGAACAGTTCGTTGCTGGTCTGTTCCCTCTTTCGCCAAAATCGAAGACGGGTTTGAAACACGATTCAATGATGACGCCGAGGACATACCCTTCTAATGAAAAAGAACAAAGAGAAAACAACGCGGATCTTCACGCCGTGGAAAAAGCTCTTGAAAGAACTTAGAGAGGAAGCCGGGTACAGTCAGCGGGAGCTGGCCGTGAAATGTGGGATGCCGCAGCGCACCATTGCCGAATATGAAAATTGCATGAGCGCCAGAGAGCTTTCAGTATACAAGATTGAAAAGATTTTGGACACGCTGGGCTACGAAATTGACGTTTTTTTGAAGGCCGAAGTGGGTGTTTAGGTACTTTGGTCCCCCCGGCACAGGGAAAACTACAACGCTGCTGAACCAAGTGGACCAATTGCTGTCAGGTGGCATGTCACCGAACGAGATAGGCTATTTTGCGTTCACGCGGAAAGCGGCCCACGAGGCACGGGACAGGGCCGTGGCAAGATTCAATCTGGACCCGGAAAAGGACTTCCAGTTTTTCCGCACCTTGCACAGTCTCGCATTTCAGATGCTGGGGCTCTCAAGCTCGCAGATTCTGAACGACAGAAATCTTAGGGATTTCGGGAAAACAACGGGTGTCGATCTTTCAAGTGGTGGCACAGAGCACGTAAGTGACGACGGTTTCATCTCGCTCAAGAGCAACAACCCCACCATGCGGGCTATCGACCTTGCGCGGAACTCCATGCGGGGACCACGATATGCTTATAACGTGACCGAGCTACAGATTCCATTTTATGAGTTTGAGCATCTCTTTGCGGAGTACCAGCGGTTCAAGACGAGGAACGGTCTGAAGGACTTCACCGATATGATGGTGGAGCTTTCAGACAAGCCCGCAGCCATACCAAGTTTGGAAGTGGTTTTTCTGGACGAGGCGCAGGATCTGACGCCGCTCCAGTGGAAGGTAGCCCACCACCTCAGTGATCGAAGTGACCGCATGTTTGTTGCGGGCGACGATGACCAAGGAATTTACAGTTGGGCGGGAGCCGACATAAACCATTTCGTCACCCTGGAGGGCGGTTCCGAAGTGCTCGCGCAATCCTACCGCGTCCCGCGCAGCGTCCACCGCGTGGCCGATGCAGTTGTGAACCGAATCCGTTCACGCCAGAGGAAGAACTGGTTCCCCCGAACGCAAGAAGGAAATGTCGAAAGGGTATATGACCCTAATACAATCAACCTTAACGGGGGAAATTGGTTGATCCTGGCCCAAGCCAATTACATGCTCGACGAATTATCCGAACGCCTGACATCCAGCGGCCAGTATTTCGAGCGGCGCGGGACCCCGTCGCTGAAAAGAAATGTCCGCAACGCGATCAGCACATGGACCCACCTCCAAGAGGGCACCGGCCACGAAATTTCCCAGAAGGAAGCCCTCAACTTATATGAACATATCTCAAGCGGAAAAGGGCGCTTGAAAAGAGGCGCAAAGAAAATGTTGACTGGAACGGCGGAACAAGACCTTTTTAGTTTGGCAGCACTGCGCCAGCATTTCGGGTTGGAGGCGGAAAACGACACATGGGACGTTGTTCTTGATCGCATTAGTGACGAGGACCGCGCCTACGCCTCTGCTCTTCTCAACCGAGGAACAAACATCTTCGAGAAGCCCAAAATCAAACTCTCCACGATTCACGGGGCAAAAGGCGGGGAGGCTGATAACGTCCTCCTGTATTTAGATCTTTCCGGGAAGGCGCTCATGGAAATGGAGAAAAACCCAGACGACGCCCATCGCGTGTTATATGTCGGAATAACGAGAGCCAAAGAGAACCTCGTCCTAAAAATGCCAGAGGACTCCCAGAGGGGATGGGCCCTATGAAGGTCATCATCGAAAGCCCTTACGCAGGTGATCTCGTGCGCAACGTGGGCTATGCCAGAGAGTGTCTATGGGATTCCCTCTTGCGCCAGGAATCGCCCTTCGCCAGCCATCTCCTCTACACCCAGGTTCTCGACGACAAGATCCCCGAGCAGCGAGAGATGGGACTGAGGCTCGCCCTCGCTTGGTATAATGCGGCGGACCTATGCGCGGTCTACACGGATTTCGGAATTTCCGATGGGATGAAAATGGGCATGGAATATGCGTCGAGCATAAGCTTACCAGTGGAAGAGAGGAGCATAAGAAATGGCAGCCAAACGAGTTTTGGAGCAAGCTTTAAATTTAGTCAGTGGTGACCGTGCGGACGCCCACGGCCCGATATGGGAAAACCATAACAACATCGCCATGTTGTGGAACGGTTACCTCTACAACAAAGATTATCTTCTGGCGGCTGACGTTGCCAACATGATGGAATTGCTGAAGATTGCGCGTCGGAAACTTGGCACCTTCAATGAAGACAATTACATTGACGGCGCTGGCTATGCAGCAGTGGCACTGGAGTGCGCTGAAAACGAACCACACTTCCAGGAAGAATTAACCGAAGAGGTCTGGAAGGGCTGGAAAAAAGAAAAAGAACGCCAGAGGGACGCAGAACTGTTCGCGGATGATGAAAAAGAATCTTAAACGACCAGTGTGGGGCGTCAAGACAGAATGGGTTCCTCCCGAGGAACTCTCCCCAACGCCCAGCGGCATAAAAGAAATTGCGATAGATCTTGAGACTAAAGATCCACGCCTCAAGACCCATGGACCGGGGTGGCCCACGGGCAATGGAGATGTTGTCGGCATCGCTGTAGCCTATGACGGGTTTAACGCCTATCTGCCCATGGGCCACGAAGGTGGCGGCAACCTTGACCGCAGGCTTGTCTTGCGGTGGTTTAAAAAAGAGATAGCAAACCACCCGTCCGACAAGATTTTTTACAACGCCGCGTATGACGCAGGCTGGCTCACGCACCTTGGCATAGAACTAAAGGGCACCCTCATCGACGCCATGCTCGCCGCCCCCTTACTTAATGAGAACCGCTTCAGCTACTCCCTGAACACCGTATCCTATGATTACACCGGGCAAATGAAAAATGAAGCGGCGCTGCGGGAAGCCGCACAGGAATTTGGCGTTGACCCCAAAGGAGAACTGTACAAGCTCCCGGCCTGCTTTGTTGGTGAGTATGCCGAAGCAGATGCAAAGCTCACGCTGGACCTATGGCAACTCTTCAAGGTCGAACTCACCAAAGAAGACCTATGGCAGGTTTTTAATTTGGAGGCGGAAGTGCTTCCCCTCTGCATTGAAATGACGCGGCGCGGTGTCCGCGTCGATCTTGATGCCGCCGAGCGACTGAAGCAGGACATGCTCAAGGTGGTAAAGAAAATCTTGGTGCAGGTGAAAAAGGAAACCGGACTACCCGTCGAACTCTGGGCGGCGGCGTCAATTGCCAAGGTATTTGACCACTTGCAAATACCGTATGGCAGAACAAAAACGGGGCTCCCGAGTTTCACCAGGAATTTCCTCGCCCAGCACGAACACCCGATAGCCCAGAAGATTGCCGAGGCGCGGGAATACGACAAGATCGGCAACACCTTCCTGTCCAGCATCTTCCGCTACACCGACAATGGGCGCATCCACGGTCACATCAACCAGTTGCGATCCGAAGGCGGCGGCACTGTGTCGGGCCGCATCTCCATGGCGAACCCGAACCTCCAGCAAATCCCGGCCCGAAACCCCGACATGGCCCGAAAGATACGCGGTCTGTTCCTGCCGGAGGAAGGAGAGAAGTGGGCGTCGATAGACTTCGACCAGCAAGAGCCTCGCATCCTCGTTCACTTTGCAAGCCTAACCGGAAAGCGTGGACTGTCGGGGGCCGAGGACTTTGTCAGAGCCTACCGAGAAGACGCGGAGACCGACTTCCACCAGATGGTCGCGGACATTGCCCAGATCCCAAGGAGGCAGGCCAAGACCATCAATTTAGGAATCATGTACGGCATGGGACAGACGAAGCTCGCGGAGCAGCTTGATGTGACCACGGACCAAGCCAAACGCCTCATGCGCCAGTACCACGAAGACGTTCCATTCGTTAAGGAACTCATGGATGCCGTGCAACGCAAGGTGGCCCATCGGGACAAGGGAGGGTTTGTCCGCTCATTGCTAGGGCGCAAGTGCCGCTTCGACCTATGGGAGCCCAATATTTTTGTCTCCGCCAAGGCGCTGCCGAAGGAAGAGGCGCACATGGAATACGGCGACAACATCAAGCGGGCGTATACTTACAGAGCTCTCAACCGGCTGATTCAGTCCAGCGCCGCAGATCAGACTAAAGCCGCCATGGCGGCGGTGTACCGCGAAAAAGGTAAGGTGCCGCTCGTCCAAATCCACGACGAACTGGCCTTCTCCGTGGGCGATGAAAACGAGGCTAAGGCGCTCTGCAAAATCATGGAATCCGCCGTAGCTCTGGAGGTTCCGACGCCGAGCGAGATATCGCTAGGCCAAAACTGGGGGAGCTTGACGAGACTAGGAAAGTCCGATACTTTCCCAGAAGAGAAGGAAATCTGAATATGAATCCTGCCAAATGGAAGTCTGTCGTTATCCCTATCCGCAGCTATAAGGTCCTACGCAGAATGGCGGCGGACGAGCACCGTACTATCAGCGGCCAATTCACCTACATGCTTGAGAAGTGGTCCGACACGTTCAACGACGCCCCAACAAAGGACAAAAAAAAATGATGACCGCCGTCTTTGCAACCGCCGTCTTCTATACCATCTGCCTTATTGTTGCCTCACTTTCCTAGGAAGAAGTACGGCGTAATCTACGCCGACCCACCATGGACGTTCAGGACGTGGAGCAAGGCGGGGAAGGGCCGTTCTCCCGAAAAGCATTATGGTTGCCTGAGCCTAGCGGATATCCGGGCGCTCCCTGTTGCAGAAATCGCCAAAAGGGACTGCGCCCTTTTTATCTGGGTCACCGATCCAATGCTGCCGGAGGCATTCAAAGTCATTGATGCGTGGGGCTTCAAGTACAAAACGGTAGGCTTCGTCTGGGCCAAGCTCAACGCTACCGCGCCCAAATTCCATTGGCACTTGATTTCCGCAACAGATTTCTTCACAGGCATGGGATATTGGACCCGAGCCAACTCAGAGTTGTGCCTTCTCGCAACGCGGGGCAAGCCCAAACGAGAGTCCAAAGCCGTCCATAGGCTAGTTATCGACCACCGCCGCGAACATTCCCGCAAGCCCGATTCTGTGGCCGAGAAAATTGTCGAACTCATGGGGAATGTTCCTAGAATCGAATTGTTCGCCAGGGAACACCGAGCGGGCTGGGACACCTGGGGCAACGAGGCCGGTAAATTTGATTGACCGAGGGAAACTTACAGGATACCCCTTTATGTCCCGCCATGGGAACCTCCCTCTGGGGCCACGCCGCGTGGGTCTACAATTTGTCGCGGCGGCGGCTTCCTCATGGAACAGGGATTGCGATTGGCGGCACAAATTACTGGCCCAGCGCCAATCGCGCCCGATGATTAACTGATGGCTGAAAAAACGTACTCCGTATATACCACACCAACACCGACCAGAAGGCGAACTAGGCTACGCCCACTAAACGGCAGGAAAAAACTGGGGCCAAAATCACCATGGCGGGGCATGAAAAAGAAAAAACGGGGTCAGGGCCGCTAGTCTGCTCGATTTGTGAATCAGTCTTCCATTTGCAATCTGATGGCGGAATTGTCTTCCAGGATTCGATGATTCAACGTGCGTCAGGGATCAGGCTCGTCGCCTTCTGCGCCCGGTGCTACGCATCCGTCGTCGGTCTGGTGTCCCAAGCCGAAGAGGGCGACGAACCGAACCCTACTATAA